CTTTTGTTTTTGCAAGAATTCTTTGCTTAGCATCATATGCTGGTTTGTTAGGACCATCTTGTGCCATCTGACCTTCTCTTCTAGCACTCAGTCTTGCAACTAATTCTGCTGGTGCTCTTCTGGTGTCAACCTCTTCCTTTTTAAATGAAGGTAAAGAAGTTCCTGCTTTACGTGCAGCAGCACTTCTTTCTCCTTCAGTAGATCCTCTTTGTGCTAATGCATCAATTTTTTTCTGCCTTTCTGCTTTTCTGACATCTGCTGATGTGTGCTTAATTTCAAATGATGCCTCAGTAACCAAAGGTTCTGCTTCAATAATATCAATGAACTCATACTCCATTGCCTTGAAGTCTTCTCTCCAGTTAGAGTAATCATAGTCATCTGACAGATGCTTTTTACCTTGCTTGAGCATCGCACCTGTTGCAGCACCTAATCCTGCACCAATCTGACTTGCTACAGACCCACCTTCTTTCTTTTTCTTCATAGCAGCTTTATGTCCTTGCCATGCAGAAAGTGCTCCTCTTGCTAAGGTATCTGCTACACCTTTTGCGAGAGTAGATTTAACTGGTTTCTTTTCGGGTTGCTTTTCTTTTGCAGTATCTAAAGCAGATTTTGTTGATTTCTTGGTAGAAAGACCTGCCTTTTCTCTAGCTGCAGCAATTCTAGTTTCTTTTGTCTCACCCTTTTTATACTTATATCTTTTTGCTGCTCTTTCTTCTTGAAGATCTACATCTTCGGCAAGATCATATACAAACTCAACAAACGATTCTAAACCAAGTTCTTCGATAAAAATTTGCAATCCATCTTCATTAAGACCTTCGTTAAACAAATACTCAGCAGCAGTATTTACTACCCACTCTTCTTTCTTATCTTCTTTCTTTTCTTGTTCTTTCTTTTTAAATACTTTATCTCTAATTTTATTCTGAGTTTCTTGTGCTCTTTTTCTAAAAGAAGAATAATCCATTTCCTCACTCTTATTTCCGTAGTTAGCAGCACCTTTCTTACGGCATTGAACTAAACGTCCAGAAGCATAAGCAGATGGCCAAACTTTAGCACTTGCCTTGATCTTTTTATAGCAAGCGTCTTTTTTGGTTTCTTCTTGAGTCACGATTTTTGCCTTTCCTGTTCTATCTGGATTTGGATCTTCTCTACGTTTTTTAGCAGCTCTTTTGTCCCTTTCATCTTTACTCATTGCTGCACGATCATCAGAGTCACGGCAGTAAGGTTTTGTGGTTTGTCCTGGTTGTTTAGCACATGGTTTTCCATCATACCTACCACCAGTTTGTTTCCATCCACCACCTTTAAACCAGTCGCGGAGTGAATAACCTTTATCTTTGGAAGACTTACCGTCTCTCATAATTTTTTAATTATTATCCTTATTATTTAGAAAACCTTGCTTTAGCATTTTTTGTAATTCAGATGTCGATCCAACAAACACTGCGTTATTAGTAACATTATTTGTAGTCTTTTTAGAATCCTCTCCAACATCCTTAAGCTTTTTCTGTAAATCGATCAATTTATCAGTAGTGTCAGCAACACTCTTAATCAACTGTCCTGCAACTTCATATGCTCTTGGACTTCCACCCTCTTCAGCAACTTCCATGATGCCGTTAATTGCCTCCTGGCCCTTCTCTATGAGGGAATAGAGGTTTGCACGACTATATTCATAATCTTTATCTAAGTGCCCTTCACGAACGGTTTCAATGGGTTTTATGGTAGGTTTAGTACTCTCTACTTCAACAATGTCACTCGTTGTATTGAGTGCATTATCTATAGAATTATAATTGTTAGACATAACTATTAAATATCAGTTTGTTGTGTTGGACTGTATTCTTTGGAGTCAGTAAAATCTTGCCATGTCTCACTAAATCCAAAATCATCTCCAAGTTCTGCTGTGATTGGATCTGGTACTGCTGTATACCTCATTTCCCTCTTAGCAGTTTGAGTATTTGTATTTGAATACATATCAACTTGAACCTTACGAATTAAACCTTCGGTAGATTCTGCAATTGGTCCAAACATATAAGTCTTTGCACTAAATCTAAGAGTATAAATTAGTGCCCTTCTTGCTTGAAAAGATCCCTCATAATCATCTTGAAAATCAATATTATCAAGAACAATGGGAATATCTTTTTTCTCACCAATTGAGTCAATCAAATCAATTGTGATATTGAAAGATGGTTGAAAAAATGGTAGAATCTGTTCTATAATTTGTAAAGCATCATCATTTAACTTAGTAAAAATACTCAATTCAAATCCAATTGTATATGGAACTGGCATGAATACTTTTTTAACATTTCCCTGATCATCACATGCCTTAAATGTTTGTGTCACACCAGTTTTTCTGGCAGCATCATATTGAATACTAACCATTTCAAATGACATTCTTGGTAATGTCAATGCGACAGGTTTATTTAATTCTGCTTGCTCCCTTATTTTAGCAAGAAACTTTTGGGTAGGACCATAAGAAAGTGCAACTTTTGTATCATCTACTATAGAACCATCTTCTTTTAAATGTCTAATATTAATGTCATTAAATAAAGTTCCAAAACCAATAATGGTTTTTCTTATTATTTCGTGATAAAAATAAGTTCCTAACATTAATATTCTCCAAAGGGATTAGTTTCTGTAAAATCTAATATGTTGTCTGCTTCAATTTCAAATTGTTCATTGGAATCATATTCATCCTCAAAACTATTTAAATCGTGATTTTTGACCATATATCTTGCGGATGAAGACGATCCAACTACCGTTTCACCAGCATAGAATTTACCTGTATTTAGATATACTTGGAGATCGATATTGATAGGTTGATCAAGAGCATTAAATGTAGTGTTAAAGTCTTTAACTCTTGCAGTAACTCCAGAACTTTGTCCCACTACCTCTTCATTATATACAAAAGTTCCAACACCAATTGTGGAAACTCCAGCAATGGTTATGGTAGGTGCTTCTGTATATCCTATTCCAGCATTTAAAAGTCTAATAGATGATAATTTGCCATCAGAATTGATTGTGGATACTGCACTTGCTCCAGATCCACCTCCACCAGAAATAGTTACATCTGGTGGTATTGCATATCCAGATCCCTGATTCTGAATACTAATAGATTTGATACTAAACTGAGTTCCTCCAATAGAGCATGTTGCAGCAGCTCCTGTTCCTCCTCCACCCGAAATGGTAATTGTTGGTGCTTCTACATATCCAGATCCACCATCAATGATTTCAATCCTTAAAATTGATCTCACATTCGCAACACTAGTAGTAATTGCAACTGCTGTAGCAGCAGAACCACCAGATAAAATGTTTGGTGGATCAGAAAAAGTTACCGTTGGTGTAGAAGTATATCCAGATCCATCATTATTCAATGTGATTGTATTTACAGAACTATTTGATATTGTGGCAGTTGCAGATGCTGTATTTGCAAACGGTGCTAAAGATAATGTTGTAATATATCCTTCGTCTTCTGTTACAGAATCAACTTCCTCTACAGTAGTATTAATTTCTTCGTTTTCATATTCATAAAGTTCACATTGTAGTTCATAAATGTAATTTCTTCCCAATTGATAAAATGGTTTTTCAAATTCAACTCTTTTGACTTCAAATAATCTCTCACCAAGAGGAAAATAAATTAGATCTCCTTCCAATGGTCTCTCGACACTGTTCAAATCAAACACATCATCACTTTTACCTTCTCTTACTCCAGCAGCAATTCCTTCTAAAAATGGTGATATAAATTCCTCGTATCGTTCTCTAGAAATAATTAAATTGACTTCATTTTTTAGTCTCAATCCAAATTTAGTCATAATATCACTATCTGGAGCGTATCCATCATAATTATTCAAATATGCTTCAATCAAAAATGAATCATCAAATTTTGATGACTGTATTTCTCTAATTATATTATCCTCTTTAAATACTTTTCGGGGTAGATAATATACATCAACACCATATATTTTTAATTGTTCATTAATTAAATCTTGAACAAGAAATTGTTCATTGGTAGAACCTTGTAAGAAAAAAGGATTTAATGCCATTGTTTATCAACCTATAAAATCAAGAGGAGGTAATTCATACTCCATAGACATACGTTGCTTAATATCTTCTAATTCTCTTTCTGCATCATCATACATTTGTCTTCCGTTAAGTTCAATTCCACCTGGGAGTTTTACACCATTAAACTTAATAAGGTTTTGACCCCACTGTCTCTTAATTAATGAAGTTAAGTATTTTTTCAAGAAACTATCATTATATATTTTTGAAAAATCATTGGGATCTAATGCTCTATAACAATCAATAATAAAGAAAGTATCTTTTTTCTGAGACTTCCAATCTATATCAAGATACAATCTATTTTGTCTTTTATTGAATCTTATCTGCTTATCCGTAGTTAATAAGAAATCAATATCTTCCAAATAAGATTTAGTCATTGCATATTGTAAAAGTTCAACAGAGTTGAAATAATACAAATCATTTAAAAATAATTGATATTTAATACTAAACATTCCACCAGAAATAGAACTAGTATCAAATTTAAATATTCTTTCAATTCCTATTACAGAATCTGGAACTTGTATAAAATTAGAAGTTTCGTAAAAATTGAATGTAGTGGCCGCAATTCCTGTGGAAGTTCCTGTAGTTGTTACAATTCCTGGGCCAGAAGTTCCTCCTGCAGATCCTCTATTAACATCTTCTTCAGTTACTTTATACTTGAGATACATTCTCTCAACACCATCATAATGCCTTTCATTAAAATACTGAATGGCATCATCAACCAAATCATCAATTTGATCATCATCAACATTAATTTCTAGTACTGGTGCTCCAAGTCTCCTTAAGCAATAATCGACAAGTTCTTGTCTGGTACTTGGTTTTGCCATCAGAATACTCCTCCATCAATTACTGAAGTCCAGGTTGGAATTCCTACTGCATCTGTTGTCAATACAAAAAATGATTCTGTAATTGCATTTTCTGTACTAGCAGCACCAATTAATTTTCCTGTATTATCAAAATATGCAATTCCATTTGGTCCATCATAATCATCTGAATCATAATATAAACCTTCGGTTACACTTACAAATCCAGTAATCGTAACATCACTATTGATTTCAATATCACCAGCAAATGTTGAAGTATCTGATACATATAAATTGGTTGTTGTTACTAACCCAGAGAATCTACCATTTCTCCATCTCTGAGTAGTAATTCCAAGATCATAAGTATCATCATCATTTGGAACTAAATTAGATACAAACTCACCACCAACATCAATATCATCAGTTACGGAATCACCAATTCCAATTGTTCCTCCCCTAAAAGTGGCATTTCCAATAAATTCTGATGTACCTTCAACCTTTAAGTTTCTACCAATAAAGGTATCGTTACCAACATACAAATCTCCACCAGTAGTTGTAATTCCACCAGCAGATGCCAGAGTTGTAACTCCTACAGATTTAAAGGTAGAATTTACAGTTAGTGTGTATAAAATATCAACATTCGAGTCGATATTTAAATCAGATAAAAAGGTAGATACTCCAGATACAACTAACCTTTCACCTACATTTAAGTTCTTTCCTACTCCAAGTCCACCATCAACAACTAATGCACCAGTAGTGACAGAATCTGACTGCTCGGTATTTGTGAAAGTTACAATACCAGTTGCCACTAAAGTTGACGAATCAATAGTGTCCGTCATTACAAATTTTTCGGTGGTAAGATCCCAAACCAGGATCATGCCATCTCTAGTCTTTAGAGTACTATCAACGTCTACTAAATTAATTAATGTTGTAGGTGGTGCTGAAGCATTGGATAAAACTCTGATTACATTCTGAGATCCAATTCTATCGTTAATACTAGGCATTACCTGGTTACCCCTGCTCTTACTAGTGCTGCCCCTTCTACAGCTTTATACTCTCGACCATTATTTAAGATTTTTACATCATAAACATATCTTCCAGGTTTTAAACTAACACTTTGAGCAGCGGTTAATGATATTTGAATAATACCTAGCTCTGCATTTGTTATTGTTGAAGCAAATGAGACCGAAGTGGAAGCACCATAATGTTTTCTCAATTGCGCCTCAGTGGAAGCATCAATCAATTTCAACGGCGTATTAGTTCTAGTATCTGCTAACTGAAAGGACGTATCAAAATCGTATCCTTGTTCAATTACAATATTGGATACATAAACTGCCATTATTTTATTCTGATGTACCTAAAGGTATTTATATTAATTACCCAATCCACTATTTAGCACCTGCTTTAATAAACATTTTAATTCATTAATCTCATTTCTCATGTCATCAAGTTCTTTTTTTCTTAACTCTTGCCTTGTCTTTGAGTTTACATATTGATTGTATGAAGTGCTATCACAATTTATGATAGCACCACTATTTTCGTCACGATATAAATTTGGATGTCCTTCTACTTTTATCATCTGACTGCTATTGCCCTCAAATCTGAGATTCTTGGAGTTACAGCCTGATTAGTTGAAGACATTACAATTTTAATGCTAAATCCTGTAAATAAATCAAGATTATCTGCAGTGAATTCATACTCAAGGAATTGTCCATCCAAACTTGCAGGAACTCTTCTATCAGGAAGACCACTGTTTTTAGATTCATCTACAACTAAAAATCCATCAGTTGTTTCATTTAAATTTGTATATCCTGGGAACAATTCAAACGATTGTTCAATCTCACTAGAATCTGCTCTAACCAAATTATAAAGGACTCTAAAATCAGTAGATTCTGGTCTCTCAGCAGTTAAGATAACTTTTAATGATGATGCTGGATTTTCAAGACTTACCGTATTTGAGTAGTATACGGATGCATGTGGATCATTTAAGATAGAATTGACTCTATTATCAGATGAATAATTTGAAATAGGATTATTCAGTCTATTTGAATAAAATTCAGTAAATGCTGTGTCAAGATTTAATATTGGTGAAAGATTTGAATTTTGAGTATTAAATGTAATTGCAGTTGTGAGAGATTTCTTTCTTGGTAAAGAAGTTAAATATTCATTCTGATTTATTTCAGAACAAACAATTCTTGGTGTGTTAAAAGAATTTAATGTATTTAATTGGATACTTTCATATCCATTATCATTGAAAGAACTTTCTGTTCCATCTACACTAGTACCACTAACTGTTCTTATAGTAGCATTTGCAGATGTTAAAGATCCTGGAGTTTGAATATCATATGTTGGAACTACCCCACCATATATGATATTTTCTGTTGCAGTTACGTTAGATCCACCTAATACATTAGTATCATTAAAAGAAATTTGTGGTGCTCCAGAAGTTGTTGCATCTCCACTCCTATCTTTATTTCCATTTGATGAACTTCTATCAAACTTGACATAATAACTATCTAAATCAATAGGTTCACTAATCGAAGTTGTAATGCCATTAATTCTTCTCAGTGAAACTCCGGCAAGTTCATATTTTTGTACAACTGATCCTGTTGGATGATTAATTGCAATAGTATTATCAAATCCTCTACCACTTGCAGTAATATTGAGTTCTCCATTAGAGACTGAATCATATTCGATAATTTCAGTTCCAATTTTTACATATCCTGGATAAGATCCAGAAACATTTTGTCCCTCAAATGTGGAGAAGTTTGATGTATTTGCAATACTTATTGTATTAGTTTCTGAAGTAGTTAATTCACTCGAAAGTATCGTTGATGGGACATTAGATTCTATTTGATCTAAAACCAATTTATTAGTCGAAGAATACATTCCATGGTTAAAGTGATCAACTCTTACATATTCTCCATTGTTAATGCCACCATCTCCTGTAGCACTAGTAATAGTTGTTCCTGCTAAAGAAACTAAAGTTCCAGAATCATTAAAGTAACTTACGGCAGCACCAACAGCAAATTCTTTACCAGATCCATTGATTCCAAACTCACCCTGAACATTAGTAAGATATAATGTATCTAATCCTGTAATTGCTCCGATAGTAATTCTTGCATCTCTTCCTGTAGTTGTCGAAGTTGATGATGTAACAATTCCAACAACATCACCTACCTGATATCCATTACCATAACTAATTGCAGAACTTGCGGCACCTGTAATAGCACCATCTGCATCAGTTGTAATAAGTAGTTTCAGATTTTGTCCTCTACCAACTATATTGAAAGTATCAACAATCTCATTTGTAACACTTGCTGGATAATTTTGACCGGCATTTGTTATTTCGGAAGCAGTATTTACTGAACTTCCAGATCCAACAACTATTGCAGATCCAGAGTTTCCATTTACTCCAGAAAGTTTTCTTCCTGCAGAAAGGGTACTAATAACACTTGAATTTGTTGTTGTAGTTAAACCAATTCTTCCTGTTTTTGGTAAAACAGTAATTGGATCAGGAATAAGAGTTGGAATATATCCATTACTCTCATCAAGGGGTGGATTATAAAAATATGCAGTTCCTGTTGTAGAAGTAAATTCTGCTTTGTATAATTTGAATTTCAAATCTTGGTATTGATTTGTAGTCCAAATAGATCCATTTTGTGATTTAAACAATGAACCTAAAGCAAACTGTTGTGTATATCTAATAGAATCGACATCGGGTAATGTTTGTGTGCTAATGGTTTTTTCACCCATAACAGCAGTCCACAATTCATAAGCATCACTTTGATCAGAAATAATTACAACAGCATACTCTCTTCCTGGAGATAAGAAAATTGGTTCTGGGAATTTAACATTAGTTGCAACTTCTCCCGTAGTTGAAGTTTGAATATTTACAACTTCGTTGCCATTTTGATCTACACCTCGTGGTCTGAGAGTTACTGGTTTTCCAATAACATCTAATGTAGGAGTGCCAAGTTCAACAGATCTAATTTCAACTCTAACTTCTGCATTTCCACTATCAATATTAGCAAAGAATAAATCCACAGAAGTTAAAAATACTCCATTTACATCATCACTAGTATCGATCGTTGATTTGACATCAATATTTCCACCTACTGTGAAAGTTTGTGCTAAAGGATCTCTTCTACGTCTTCTTCTCCTTGTTATAGTTCTAGTAACTTGTGTGGTTATAGTTCTGCGGAATCTTATAACAGTTCCAGTTGCTGTATAGTTAGTTTCCGCATCTGTTATGGCAGTGCTTCCTGGAAGAACAGGTTGATTAGTACTACTTGATGTTAACCTATAGGTTCTAGTTCCTGTTCTTACTCTTACTGATGGTGCTGGTGAAGAGTATGGATTTCTCAAGAAGAAAGAACCAATCAAATCTCCAAAATTATCAGAAATTAATCTGATTGGTTTCACAAAAGCAATAGCACCACTAGTTTGCCCAACTAGTTGCATACCTTGCTGAATGTATCCAGAGAATCTACCCTGTGCTTGAGCAGAAAGAGATTTAGTATCTACATTAAGAACTTTTGAGCTTGAACTGTACCCTGCTCCTAATGAAGTTTTATCATATGGATTTTGGTTGTATATAGTTGTAGGATTATCAAATCGACCAGACTTATGATTTGGAGTACAGACTCTAAATCTAATTCTTTCTCTTCCATTTATTGTACCAACTACAGTTTCACCAACTCTAAATGCAGCCGATGCCCCTGAGATTTGAAGTGTTCTATTATTTGCAATTTCAATTAATTTTGGAATTACATCAACATTACTTTTACCGTCAAGGAATTGATAAAATCTTGTATTTGGTTTTAGTGAACTAGATCTAAACTCAACATTTCTTGATCTTATAAATTGATCTTCTGAAGACCCAACTAGATCATTTCTAACACTAGTTCTAACAGAATCACGAACAGAACTTCTTCCTCCAGTTCTTCGTATTACTCGTGTAATGCCTCGATTTATTCGTCTATCTGGAAGTTGAACTCTTCTAGTCCATGAATCGGACTCTGGAGATAATTGTACTTCACCAGTGTATACAATAACATTAAATGGGTTTACATTTTCTACCCTAGTTGCAAATGGTTGCTCCAACCAATCAATTTCATCATAAGCAAGTGTAATTGATTTTCCAGTTTTTTGTACTGAAGGATCTAATAATACAAAATCTTCATCTAAATCTATATCTTCTGGAGACACATCTTCCTTAGAAGCAACCAATGATTCTAATGTATCTCTGGAAATATCGGAAATTAAGTTGGAATCATCAGAATCAACAAGTGTTGTTGATTCCTCATTAATTCTGGAATAATCTAAAAAGTCATCAGCAAAGAATCCACTCTTAAATCTATCTAATCCTTCAGAATCTCTAATTTGTAGTGTTTGTGTATTTAATTCTAATAAAGAAAGACTAGTTACTTCTTCTAAAGTCTCAACTCTATCTTCAATAGATCCAATATCTCTCATAGTATATCTTCTGTTATCAGTCAAAACTATTTTTGCATCATCTGGATTGTAAAGATATGCAGGAAGAGTTATTGTTCCTAATTCTAGTAACTCACTATTTTTTACTGGTGCTTTTGGATTCTTAGCAGATAATCCTTTATCAATAATAAAATTTCCTAAAGTATCTAAGTAAACTTTATCAATTCTTGAAAGATAGAAAGATTCTGTTACCAGAGATCCTTCACCTGGAGATAATAATCTTAATGGTACACTATTAAATTGTGTGGTTCTTGCATTAAAATCAAATGGAGATCTATCAGTAGTTACTAATGGATCAAAAAATGCAACTCTTGGCCTAAAATCAAGAGTATCAGATGCTTTTATAGAACCTCCAATATTTGGAATATCATTTTCAAATCTTTCATTATCGTAACTGAGAACAGTAAAAACATCACCACCATCATTTGTTGGAACATTATATCGATCAAAAACAACTAATATTCTTCTTGATGGATCTTGAGTATTTTTGTTTCTCACAAGTTTCGAATAATCATAATATTGTTCTTTTTGTCCACGATCAAGTGTGAAAGATAAGGTAATATCCTTATAAGATCCATTAACAATAGATTCTACCGAAGTTCTTATATTACTCTCTTCAAAAGTAACATTTTCCCCTACAGAGATTGTTTTTTCATTTAAATAAACTACACCCAATATGTTTGCGGATGGTTTTGTAACAACTCTTGCAACAGAACCTGAAGAGCTTATAATATTTTCTCCAATTAATGCATTTGAAGTTACATTTGCGGATGAGGTGAATTCAATCCTATCTAATACTGGATCTGATGAATTGAGTGATTCGTAAATTGCTAAAACTTTTACTACATCTGGATAGTTTAATGAAATTTCTTCGTCTTGAACTCTTAATCCATAATATTGATTGTAAGTTAAACCATCATTTTTTGTATTGTTTTCGGTAGTTCCAGATTCTTCTAATTTTGATCTTGTTACATTCAGTATATTACTTCTTGAAAAAGTTTTTATCTTACTCTGAATTCCATTTTTAATTGCTGTAACGTTGACAACAGTATCATTACTAGAAAGTGCGTTATTTAAAGACTTTAAAGTTAAATTATCACCAGATAATTCAAATGAATCTTCACTTAATGTTTGAATTGTTCCGTCACTGTATACTACACTATATCTTTCTTGATCAAATGTTGACCAACTTGCACTAGAAATTCCAGAAAAATCTGATGATGCTGAAAGTACTATTTCATCGTTTATATCTACATCCTTACCATCTAATTGATCAATAATATAAAGATTCGATGATGATAAATTTACTGAAGATGCATTTGGTTCTGGTAACCTTGCATATAAAGTTCCAGAACCTCTTACTTCTGGAGATCCAAGGAATCCATTAACTTGAATTTCAGAAGATGGTAAATTACCATCAAAAACTCCAAGAACACTAGTAATAGAACTAAGTTCTAGATAAAGAATCTGCAGAAACTGAAGATACTCTATTATAGGTCTCTGTTAATAAACCAACCTGCTGATATCTAACGATAGTATCAGTCTTTATTCCGACAAATGCTTTTCCTGTAGATGTTACAGTGGAAATACCTCCACTTTCAGCAGTAATTGATATTTGAGAAATTCCATTGGAAAGTCTAAATTTTTCCAAAACAGCATCTGCAGTAAAATCTGTTCCATATCCGAATGGATCAGTTTGTTTTACTGATTTTATATTTTGTGTATTGTAAACATGAACTTCTTTTATGCTTCTGGATATATCAAGTCCGTTAACAATCAAAGATTCACCCTTTACAAATGATCCTGATGTTTGTCTTAAGTAAATTACAGATGAAGATCCGTCTGCAGTCGCAAATCCAGTTGCACCAGAACTTTTTCCCTTTACGAAGAAAGATTCTTTTATTTCTGATGAGGTTACTGCCTGATTTAAAGTTACTTTTGTATATGTTTGAATATCATATAATCTCAAATCCCAATTAGTTGTGTTATCAGAGTACGGAGCATCTTTTAAATTAAAAGAATATACTCTAGCTTCTCCTATCTGTACATCTGTTGATCCAAGTTGTGAGTATAAATTAATAGTTTGTCTTATTTTTGGTGTGTTTGAAACATTGTTAACTCTCAAAACATTTCCCATTTCAAAGGGAACAGTTACATTTGAAATTGTTTCAGTATCTCTTGATTTATCAAAATCTAAGATAGTATTTCCAGTCTTTTCAATATCATAACCTCTAACATAAGCTTTTCCTGGAGAAATTTTCAAACATGCCAAATCATTTGATGGGATGTTTCCTTGTTCTGTCAATTCTCCAGGAAAAAAGACCCCATCATTACCAAGTCTATCATTTAATGAGTTTTCTACATTTAACTCAAATGGTACTGTGGTATAGTCTCCAGATTCATCATATGTTCTTTCTGCAATATAATCTCTTATTAAATTATAATTAGTTTTAGTGGTAATTTTTTCAATTTTTCCATTTTTAACTCTCAATAACTCTACGAAATCTGTGTCATTAGTATCATCTAAAGTTTTTTTATCTAAAGTTAATTCTATTTTTAATCTATCTGCTCCAGGTGCAGCAAAATTTGTAAATCCTTTTGCATTATCATATAAAGACTCATCATCTTTTGCTGTTACCAAAGATTCTTTTATCTTTAAACCAACTCTATACGAAGGTGTATTTGTATAATAATCTAAGATGATATTTTGAGAAGAGACATTAACAAAATATCCTCTAATGAAGTATACACCATCATTAATAAAAGATGCTGATCCAACTGATGTTGCGGAAGAAGCAATTAATGATGCAAATGAAGTGCCTCCGGAAATCGTAGTGTTTCCATAAGTTACATTTTCATTTGCAAATAATAATTCACCATCTTCAAATTGACTATACTCAAAATTATTATCAGATCCTAAGTATTTTACATATAATGTAATGTATTCTAATTCATCACTTTCATCTGGAAAGACTACTTTTTGAATTTTAGCAGTGTTTCCAGAAGATTGTCCTGTTACGGTTTTTCCTACAAAATTTTCAATGTAAACCGATACATCAGTACCAAATTGTGTAGGATTTATCTTTACCGAATAAAACTCATTATCATATGTAATTCCACCAGGAATTACTACAGATCCTTCTTTAAATATATGACTACCAAAATCTTCAACTTGGTTTTGTAATATTGATTGAAGAGTTGTTAATTCTCTAGACTGAACTGGAAACCCTGGTTTGAAAAGAACTTTATAAAAATTCTTTTCACTATCAAAATCATCGTAATATGGATTGATATTTAAATTTGTTTTTTGGGACATTGCTCTTTAGAATTCCAGAATAATTTTAACGTCTTCTTTTTGACTAGGCTCTCTTGATATAGGAGACCGGTTGTCAATGTAAATAACATCTCCTGTATTCTTATTTATCTCTGGATCTGCAAGTCCATTTGAAAAAGTGACACCGAGATTTATTTGTTTTGAGCCTGATGTAATTACACTTCCATTTAAAGATGTATCAATACTTCCTGTAGGACTTATAGATCCTCCTGTAGAACTAAAAGATAATACTTTACCTTTTGTGGAAACATCATTAGCATCTATTTGATTATAATTATTTGAAAAATAAAGAGATCTATCTTGATAATATTTTAAAATTTTTGTTTCTTCATCGTAAGATGTAACATATCCTCTAGCAGTACCACCACTAACAGTCTGTGTAATTTCATCACCAATACTTGGTACTGAATTTACAGTGTCAATTGCAATAGAACCTAAAGAAGAATATTCTGCACTAGTAAAAATTTCTGATGAATTATACTTTTGTGGGTTTTTTATAATTCCAATTTGTGAAAATACTGTATCTATTGGAAAATCTTTTGTTGAATCATCAAATCGTGCATAAATTAAAACTTTATCAGATCCCAATTCAGAGTATATATCGTATCCATGACCTTTTGATGGTGGGATGATTGGAATTAGTTTTGCAGGATTTGATACTGTTCCTGTTGATTCTAAATCGACAATTCCAAAGGTGTATCCAGATCCACCCGAAACAATCTTTGTACCTGTTATTGTTCCTGAGGAATTACAAGTTACTGCAACTTTTCCTCCTGTTCCATCACCAATAATGTCATATGTTTTTGAAGAATATCCACTTCCACCATCTTCAATATAAACAGTTTTAATCTGGTTATTATTGATATCAGAATCACCAGATTCTCTTACACTTTGAATTTGGAAATCGGTAGAAGTTGACCAATCACTTGGTAAGATGATATACTCTGTAGAATCGAATTTAATAATATCAGATGGGGAAATTGTAAAAAGATATTTCCATATATAAGGATCATTTACTCCAGCAGCAGATGGTTCTAAGTCAGTAAAAGTTGGTTCATCTTGAGATGTTACTCCTCTTGCTGTACTAGAACTTGAAGATCCATAACCACCATTATAAAGACAAATATAAACCTTAAAGTCACTATTTACAACATAATAATTTGAATCATATAATCTAGCACTTTTGGCATTAGGACTTAGATTTGCAGAACTGTAATCATGACGATACATATCGTATCGAGTATTAGCACTCCAATTTACCTTTCTTATAACTCTTCTAACATTAGAACCAGTAATTTTTCTTCCAAATAATGCAGTATTTCTGTAGTGTGACAAGTACTGCAGATTATCTACTGGATTTGGTGGGTCTGATGGAGTATCTCCCCAAGAAGAAGTTCTGCCAAATCCAATAGGATCACTAGTTGTTCCTGGATTTGATAAACCAAGAAACACATAATATGAATTACTTGAATCTAGTACAGATTCTACAAAATTACTGGCATTAGAAATTCTAAATTGATCTGTTACAATTGCGGCCATATTACACGTTTTTTAGATATTTATAACCAATTACGAAGTAATCTTCTCATTGAGTGCTCCAGTTTCTCTTAACCCATCATTCCTTCTTTGAATTGATGGGAATGTAGATAAACCAACATCTACAGTTCTTCCGGTCACTCCGATAGAAATTGGTGAAGATGATCTTGTAATTGTACCAAAACGACCCCAAGAAAAGTCTCCAACATGATTACCAATCGTAGATAGTCCAGCAGTTGGGGTAGAAGAATCTATATTACAAGTTACTATTCCAATAGAACCATTAGAACTTACCAAACTTACATAATAAATGTTATCAAGGAAACTTGTTCCTATTCCAACTACTTCAGAGTCTGAAGAATCTACAGAAATAACACCAGATCCAATGCTAGTATTCTTAACTAAAATTGGGTATCCAGGTTGTAGAATATTTGGAGAGTTATTGAATGTTCCATCAACCTTTAATGTGAATTTCAATGCAAGTTGACCAGAGTTAGTGGTGACATCAATTGCTGTTATAATGCCAGAGAATCCTTTAATATCTTCTATTTTAGTGATAATTTCAATTTCTGGATCTGGTCTTTCAACAATAGTCAATGGAGCAGAAGCATAACCGAGTCCTGGATTTGTAATATTAATTGGTGTAGTTAAAGATCCATTACTTCCGACTGTTACAGTTGCAGTAGCAGTAGATCCAACACCAACACCAATTGTTGGTGGGGCAATAAATTTAACATCAATTGTAGACCCAGAATATCCAGATCCACCATCAACAATTGTTAATAAATTCACAGATCCATTTCCATCAATTGATGAGGTAATTTTTGCTGCAGATTTGTTATCTTGCCCAACAAGAATTGCCCCGAATGTATAAGGTGAAGAATTAGCATATCCAAAAAGATCAGCATTATCTACAAATATCTCATTATCGGATGATGAAATATCTTTGATAACTTTTGCAGTTGGATAAACTTGCGAAATTAATGATTGTCTCGTTTTATAAACAAATTCACCATTTACGGATCGATCAGTCTTTTGTTTAGTCCATGACATTGGCTTTAAATTATCCGTATCAATACCATCTCTATCATAGAAGTTGGTCTCAAATACATCGGATAGAGACAAATCAAATATTGTTCTACTATCTTGTGCAACTGTTCCAGAAATTTCATTATTTTTGAATATTTGAACAATATCACCTCTTTCTAGTGTGGGGAGAATATTAGTTACGAAAACATCATCTACTCCCTTTGTTCCTCTATAGAAAAATACTGCAAGATCATCATCTGTTTTTGGTGGGTTTGTGAATACGAAAGAAGTTCCACCATTAAATGTATAGGAAACTCCTGGATCTTGTAGAATGCCATTTATGAATATTAATAATGAGTTTGACAGGTTAACAGAACCCTGCTCATTTTCATCAACTTCAAAACTTAACAATGATCCATTGTATAACAGTGGGAATCTCAATCTTTCACCATCCTGATAAGATTTTAATGAATCTATGTAATCAAATTCACCAAATTGCCAAGACCCAAAATTATCACTAAAAGTATCTAATACTGTAAGTTCATATCTAGAAAGTGGTGAAGAAAGTCTTCCATCAGTTACTAATCCAACAGGAGTAAATACATCACCTTTTCTGAATGAATATCCAGATCTCTTAATTGTGAAGTTGGAAATTTCAAAATAAGTTGATCCTATACCAGTAGAGTTGCTGGAACCAACTTCAACATCTATCAATAGTCCAACCCCAGTATCTGTTGTAGCACCAACTCCAATTCTAGATATGCCAGTAACTTCAAGATTTTCATAAGACGGTTCCGAAACTATAATAGTTGGATTTGTATATCCACTTCCACCAGTAACAATATTAAATATAACGGTTCCACCTATTCCAGCAACTCCAGTGATGCTTGCTGCAGTTCCAATATGACCTTCTTCAAAGATAGTAACTCCAATTGAAACTATTCCATTATATCCAGATCCATAAGATCCACCAGCAAAATTAGTGCTGAGATCAGTAATAGATCCTGCAGAAACTACAGCACTAACGGCAGCACCAGCAAGAGGTGCATATCCAAGTCCACCAGAAGATCCAAGAGAAACTATAATTCCACCTCTAGGAATTTGATTTTGATTAATATCATTTTCAACTGCTAAAACACTACTTGGATCACCAGAATCTGTTCTAATCCCACTGAAAGTAATCTCTGTCGATGTACCATTATCAACAATACTAAAGTTATTATTAGGATTATTATCTGTTGTAGGTGTTTGGAAAATTCCATTAATGAAGACGACACCATTATCACCAATACTACCTATTCCAGAAGTATTTGCTCCACCAACAGTTAATGTGAATGTTCTTCCGATACCAGTAAATTCACTACTAATATCATCATATATTCTGTTAGTATCATAACTATTTCTAAGGAATACTCTTCCAGTAAAATCAGAAGTCTCAAAAATAAAATTATTTTCTGTTCTTGTTATAGCAGTATTTCCTCTTGGTGCCTTTGTAAAATAAATGGTATCATTAACAATATTATAAGACCCTTTATAAACATCAATAGTATCACCATCATTATGTGATGTTGCCGAAGATCCAACAAATCCTCTATTAACTTGTACTAATTTTTCATTACCAGTATTTGTAATTGGTCCTACATTAAGAGTTCCAAAACCAACATTAACAATCTCCATATATTCATCATTAACTTTCAAGATATCATTTGGATTTAAAGTAGAAATTCCACTTAATGCAAATATTTCATCCGATGAAGAAATACTTCCACCATTTCCAGAAAGTGATGTTTGTAGTTTAGTTAGAATTAATGGATATTGTGTAATATTATCAATCGTAATAATTGCCTTTGTATTAGATTGACTCATCGCAAATATGTGCTGATTCCCTTCACCAAGAGATGTAAATGTTAAAGGGGATCCAGATTTTGTATCTGAAACTTGGAAAGTATCATTAGTTTTATTAACAACAAACACTGAAGATGGTAATGGTGTCCCACCACCATAAGCTAAAGGAGTTGCACCAACACCAATAAATGTAGATCCAGGAGTATAAATTAACTCTTCATTTTCACTGAAGAAATGATCTTGTATTGAAAATACTCCAGTAGATGGATTTAAGATACTCGAATCATTAGGATTAAATTTCTTTGCAAAAATTGGTGTCCCATCAGTTGTCAATACGAAATCTAATTTATTAATTCTATCTCCATTGATAGCAAAATATTGATCTGCTAATACAGATTCTATAGAATTGCCAATCGTTAGATCTGGATAGATATTAATATTATCAATATCCGAATACAAACACTCATTGAAAGAAGAGATAATGATATCATCTGATGAATCTGGATAGAACTTAAGTTCAAATTTATCAGATCCTACATATTCACCACCAAATGTTCCTATTCCCAAATTATCATTGACAGAAAGGAATTGTGCCTCTCTTACATAAATGTTAGATTGATCTTGGACCAAGAAAACATTATATAATGATTTTGTATTTCCAATACCAACTTCGACAAGAGCATTTACTGAATCAAAGTTGGACTTATCCAAAGTAATGACAGAAGTTGATAATCCAGAAGTTGTGGATGAATAATTGGATTGATATATTGCAGATCTTTCATTTCCATCTGATTGTCCATCCAATTTAAATCTATAAGTCCCTACTCCTACAGAAGTATTGCCGAAACCTATTATTTTAGAATTAACATCAATATCATACGAAGTATCATTAATAAATTGTAAAACTAATGATCCAGAGTCAACAAAAGCTGTAAACAACCCTACGATGTTGTTAGATCTTCCAATAGGAGTGTTATCAAAGTAGTATTCAGAAATAGTTGTGTCTGTTCCATCATATGTGACAAGTAATTCTACAAAATTAATTTCATTTGTAGAATTTTGAACAACATGGGATTTTACATATAAGGAATTAAAATCTGATGCGGAGAATTGTGCTACACTCGATGTAGTAGAAGACGGTACTTCTAAAACTGATGACACAACATCAACAAATCCAATTGAAGTAGTTCCCAGTCCTACTCCAGGAAGAACTTTTTTCTGAATGTACTTTAGATCATATTCTGTATCGAAAGGATCTTCAGGACTAAATCTTAAATAAGAGACTCCAAATTCATCAATTTCAATAGAAAAGTCTGCGTATACTTGATTTCCTTCTTTATTAGATAAAGAATTTTTTTCTAATATGTACGAATTATTTGAAATTTCATCATTAATGATAACAACATTGGTTAATTGTACTTCTGTCCCTTCAGAGTTAGAAACTTTGAATAAGTAGTTTGAATATGTCTCAGTTATATCAATTTCAAATAAATCTTTGTACTCCAGTGGATCCGAATTGAAGTTTGAGAATTGATCACTAATATCGTCTATTCTCAATACAATATTTGATCCTATTTCATTGTAATTTACAAGTTTTTTAGAATTTAATTTTATAAACCTTGCAGTATTGTTTACAACATCAACATCAGTTACAAAGTCAAAATTATAAATTGTATCAACTCTTTTTTCGTTAATAATATCTTTTAGAATTGTTGTTTGGTTTGAAGTAGAATTTACTCCGATTTTTTCATCTGGAAGTACTCTGGAAATAATTTGAGTATCTGAGAAATTTTTTAATCCGGATGTATGCACCAAATTATTTACAGGAGTTTTAATATCTTTCCACTGCTGTAAACTCTTCACAGAATAAGATAGGTTTTGATAATAATCGTTGTCAGGTAATACCTGATAATCTTCATTTAATTTTCCTGTTTCATTAGACCACCCCTCATTTTTTCTCGATGAGAAATCAACTTTAAATTTTCCATCATATGAGTTTAAACTTTTTATTGTGGCAGTATTTCCAGTGGTTTTTCCTGTAATTACCTCACCTACAGATAAATCATAGCTACCAAATACTTTGATTGATGAATTTCCATCATACTCGACAATTTCAAGATCTCTTTCTATTCCATTTGAGATAATTTTTTCTCCAATTTCAAAGAAAAATGGACTTAATGATATGGTAAATGATGGATAATTTTTCCTATTTACAATTGTACCTGTAGAATCTTGAATAGTTTTTGCAATTCCAGTATTTGTAGTCAAATCTGAAATGTTTATAGTAATTCTAACATCATCTACTCCACCACCATCATTGTAATTAGATATAGTGAAAAACTTATATCCATAATCACTTGAATTAAATCCATCACCATCAGAACTATATTTTTGAATACCTTCTATAAAAACTTCATCGTTAGTATCAAATGGATTTTCACTAAATCCACTATCAGGTGTGGTCAAAATACAAGTAAAAATTCCAGATGAAGAAGATTCTACTTCTTTAATACTAACACCATTGGTATTGTTTATTGCAAATAATTCGGCAGATTGATCAGAAATTCCTTTTGGTGCATTTGAAATGACCACTTCAGAAATCGAAGGTCCAACCAAAATTGATTCTAGAATCCCATTATTTAAAACTTCTCTTGTATCATTATTTACTATTGCAATTTGTGGTGGAGTAATATAATTATTTCCACCACTAACCACAGTTATTTCATCTATTGTATTAGAATCACTTAGTGTTATGCTTGGAGATATAAATGCTTGTGGTTGTAAAGTTCTGTCGGAAGAATATTCAAATCCTTCATTAATGATCCTTACTTGATTAATAATACCAATATCATTTGTTTTTGGATTGACAGAAAGATTTTTACCACTAGTGGAATCTGATCCAGATAATTTTGGAAGTTTTTTATATCCTTGCCCACTAGAAATAATTTTAATTTTGTCAACAGATCCTTGGGTCAAACTAGATGTAGTTGAATATTTCAATTCATCACATTCGGATGAAGTGTATGATAGTTTTTCTGGATTTTCTGAAATATTAATTCTAAATGTTGTTACTCCAACATCAAATATTGAATATGAATTTGTGTAAACACTATCCACGTAAGATATTTCTGAATAATTTTTGACATCTTTGTCTGATGTGCTTATATACCCAGATTTTTCTAAATTATAATACAGTTTTTGTGGTATATTTTTAGAATAATTAATCGTTAAGGATGCAGTTGATGATACACCAACAGTCCCAACACCAGATATGTTAAATGATGTGGTTGATCCAGTCGAAACAAAATTATTATTAAATTCTTGATCGTAATAAATTTTAAATTCATATCCACTGAGTGAAGAATCTGAAAGATTAAATACGAGATTATTATTTTTAACTGAGTAAATTTGTGGATTGATTAATGAGATGGATTGTGAAGAACTTCCTGTAGAAGCAAAACTTACCACTACAGGTGGATTTGAATTTGCGTTCTTAAGAGTATCACAGAATTTTATAGTATTTTCATCAATTTTATAGATGAAATATTCACTCTCAGTAAGTGGAGATGGTCTCCTGTATCTTTTAACTATATCATCACCAGAAGAAACAATATAGAAATTTTCTTCATCTGGGGAGACATATACTCCAGATGGATTTAAAAATGCAAACCTATCAATTTCAACACCAGTCGTGATGTCCCATGGTGTTGATAATTCATAAATGTATAATTGGTCTACAGAAATTCCCACCCAATATACTATGGTGCCAGAAGAATTAATGTGTATATCGTAAGGATTACCATCTGGTGGGTTAATATCTAATCTGCCCGTAGAATCTCCAGAATAAGATGCTGTTGTAATGTCCCATGGGGTAGAAAGATCTAATTGATGAATAAAATCTCCACTTCTTCCAATTATGTAAAGTACAGTACCATCATATTTAAAATAAATTCCTTCCGGAACTAATTGAACAAATCCTAGACTATTTCCAGACCCAACATATAAACTTACATTATCATAACTTGCAGTACTGATGTCCCATGCAGTAGACATAGAATATTGATATATTCTATCATTCGTATGCCCACAAACCCAGAACTTAAGACCATCATCTCTAATATAAATTCCAGATGGGCTGACATCCTCACTAGTAACGTCTATAAGATTTGTAAATGTTGCCGTGCTTGGACTCCATGGTGTTGAAAGTTCATACTCATTAACTTCATTAGCAGATCTACCAACAACATACATCTTCGTGCCATCAGGTTTGAAGAATATTGATTCTGGAGTAGAATCTTGAGAAGTGGTATCGATCTGATCATTAGTATCAATTAAATACTCAAAAGTATCATCTTCATAATAAACCTTATCGCCAGTTTCTAATCCGTGATCAGTGATAGTGATTTCATTTGTAGTTGTATTAATTCCGGTGGAATTAAATCCAATAGGATTAATTACAATTGCATCAATTTCCGACTTGTAAAGAACTCTGACTGCTGTTGAAGTTCCAATACCAACCGAAAGATTTGGTTTTACGGTGAGAGATATTGTATCTCCATTTGAAAGTCCATGTGAGGTTGATACAGAAACTGTAGATACGATTTTTTTAACATTCGACAATTCCTGTTTGAATGTAGATTCAAAATAATAATCATCAACATCATCACCATTTGTTCTGAAGAATACCTCATCTCCGGATATTGTTGTTTTTATTCCAATAGTATTTGGTGACTTATTTACAACATATACTGATGGTGGCAAATCATATGGGGTGCTTGTTGGGGTATTTGAGATAGAAATTGCACCATTCCCATTTGCATTAAAATCTACTAATTGATTTGTAGTAAATTGATGATTTTCCAAATATATCCTTTGTGTTGGGATATTTCTGGTAATAGTTTCATTGCCTAAAGAGAAGGAAATTTCATTACCTACTCCCGTAATAGTTCCAACACCAATCGATTCATTTGGATTAAAATATACTTTATCGTCAAATTTAGATTCGAAGTAATCTAAGTCTACATCCAAAGTAAATTTGTTTGGTTTAATGGATATTTGTTCTCCAGTAGTATGTGATATTCCGGGAATGCCCCTCTTAACTCTTAAAATATTTTTATCAGAAAATACATTCAATACCTCAAGAGTCTCTGTACCAATGCCAATATTAGTTCCCGGTAAAATTGAAGAAGGAACATTAGTTACATAAATTTCTAATGATTCTCCAGATGCTTGAATTTCTGTAGTTAATCCGATATTATTGGATACAGGTACTGTAATCCTATAGGATTCATTTAATTCTGATAAAATTGATGTTGAAAATCCAGAAATAATTACAAAATCACCACTGGATAATTGGTGGAAAGGTTCAATATACACTTCAATTTTATCTTTATCCCATACAAAAATTGAATTATTGTATGTTTCTAAAGTTGTTGTAATATCATTAATATTTTTTCCTTCAATAGATGAGATAATTGCTTGGAGACCACCACCTTCTGTTCCATCATTATCGAAAGTTAATTTATCACCAACTTTATAATCATCTCCAGAATTAATTATATCAAACCCAGAAATAGATCCTCGACTTACAGAATCAACTTCTATTTTTTGCCTCTTAATCTCATTTGTTTCTGTAATAAAATCATTATCTGCAAACTGTTCGGCAACTTTGTATGGGAAAGTATTTCTAACTAAATTTGAGTTATTAAAATCAAAATCTTGATCTAATTCAAAATTTTCACTTAAAGTATTAGATCTATAAGTATTTCCAATAAAATATGGGAATTGTGGATTTCCTACAGAATCTATTGTTGCATAGTATGCGTAAACTCCATTTGGAAAATCAGTTGTTTTTGAATATCTTCCATTATGTTGGTCAAGATCTCCACTCGAAGGACTATACTTATAATCTTCGACAAAAAACCCAAGTGGAAAGTCTGATGTTGATGGTCTATCTAAAATATTAGAAGAATCTTTTGTATAACTCGATTGTAATGTTTTTACTACGGAGTTTAAATCTGTAGGATCACTTAATGCATAAGATCCATAAATTGGATTTCCATCATATGCCCACCCAATAATTCCAGACAATTCTGCATCATCTTCTTGGAAAGAAGTTCTTATATTCTCAGAATATGCAGAAACAAAATATTGCAATTTATCGTCAATATCTTTATAAGTTTCATAATTATTAGGTGTCAGTTTCTCAACTTCATTTATAGATAATGCTCTAACTGAAGAATCAAATACAGCATCAGATCCAGAAGAGACTACATTTACCACAGTGGATGTTGAATATCCAATGCCAGGATTAATAATTTCTACATCTGAAATTTTACCATTAGATATAAGAGCTCTAAGTGTTGCTCCACTACCAGATCCGGTTGGATCAAATACTTCTAAATCCGGAACTGAAAAATATTCAAAACCACCAAACTGGAGATTAACTTGACTAATTGAACCATTTACAATAATTGGTTCAATTGATCCGTTTCTACCATTTTTGATACTTAAAATTGGTTTTAATTCATTATTAATAATCGATGACCCATATCCTGTACCAGAATCATACAAATAGAGGTCAGAAATAGATCCTTTTACTTCTGCTGTTGCAGTGATAGTATTTGTTTGAATTGCACTCGCAACTCCAACTGTAGTAAATTCTATAGAAACTTCAACATCGGGATACTTAAATTCTTGGAATCCAGACCCTGCTGATGAAAATTTCTCATAGTTTTCTTGATCAAAATTGGATGTTATAGTTCCACCAATACCAGCATCACATAACCTAAAAGAATTTTCATTATCTGCTAAAATATAATATTGGTTTGTGGTTGATAATCCAGAAATACCGGAAGTTCCACTAACATACTCTACAATATCTCCATTTAAAAATCCGTGATTTTCAAATTTAATTAAATTTTCAGATACAGATACTTTTGAAGAATCGACCAATAGTTTTCTATTAGTAAGAGATCCTCCGTCAAGAATTTTAATTTCGGATATTGTATTTTTTTCCTGACCAACTAAGAATTTATGTGTTCCAGTAAGAGAAGAGGAAGAAAATTCTATAACATTTGATAATGATGAGTAATCTTCAAAAGTTGGGAATAGTTGAATAGTTGTATTATTATCTACTTTTGCAAAATATGTTCCATTATTAACCAAAGTCGATGATCCCAATCCAATAGAAATGTCAGGATTTCCATTATTAACATATACTATTTCTTCACCATTACTAAAATTATGATTGGATAAAAATTCTAATTGTGATGTAGATACATCAATTCCACCACCACTTGTAGTTGGTCTTGCATCAAATAAAACTTCTCGCCTTCTCTTAACTAAAATAGGTTCAAAACTTCCACCTTTAATATTAAGTCCACTAACATTTACTGACAATACCTGGTTTATATCAAAATCTTGAGAATCTACAAATATATTTGTTACAGTTCCGGATAAAACAGGTTGAACTAATGCAGTTGTTCCTACACTAGAAGAAACTTCAATTTTAGGAGGATTTACAACATCAAAATTACTACCACCATTCAATACTGAAACCGAATCTAAAGGTCCATAATAAACTTTATCCTGAGACTTATAGTTAAAAATTTCAACACCATTGATCAACATTCCAGTAGACCCTGGAATAGTATTTTCATTAGATCCACTTTTTACTAAATTTAAATCAAATTTTTTAAAGATATTAGAAGATCCTAAAGTTCTTGATTTTTGGGATATTAATGTAAACTTATGAGATTCTAACGGGATTTCTGAGGATGCAAATTGAAGAGCATTAGAATCACTACCAACAAATGAACGTGATGAATAAAGTCTTATAGTCTTTGGATTTGTATCAGATACTCTGACAAAATATGATCCAGTGCTTAGTCCAACAAGAGATTTTTGATCTGGTTGATAGAAAATTTCATCTCCAGTCACAAATGGAACATTTTCATCAAAAAGAATTTCTGTATAAAAATCTGATGACAATCCTGCTAATTGACCCGAAGAAGCATTTAAAATAGATTGACTAAGACCTTTGTCTAACTGATATGTGTAGAAATTAGATTGTTCTGAATCATATGATGGTAATGAATTTGATGCTACATATGCAAAGTCACCATCCACATAAACATTTTGAATATCTGATATTAAACTCTCATTTCCATATTCAAAACTTACTTTTGAACTTGATGCCTTATTAATTTTTCTTCTTAATGCATAATTTTCTGGACTTCCTGTAGATATTTGTGTACCAGAAATATCAAATCCAGATAAAAGTACAATATTAGATTCAAATTCAATATTATCACTTACATAAGGTTGATCACTCGACTCAGTTGGATACAAAATTGTATTTGTATCAATATCAATGATTTCAACTTTGTCACCTTTTTTAAATTGTGATCTATCAACAAAAGTTTTTAAAGTGACACCATTTCCATCGAAACTTTGAATTTGAACCGAACTACTTGTGTTATAAATCCAAGAGTTTGCAAAAATTTCTTTATATGTTTTATTACTTTCTGGATTTCTTATTAGTTCTCCAAGATTTTTGACTGTTAATATTTGGCCCTCTTCTGCAGAGACAAAATCCGATGACTGCTCAAATTCTCTTAATACCCCAGTCAATCTTAATTCTACTTTTTTTGATGTGTCACCATTTTCATAACCAAAATAGGTATCTGTGGAAGAAAATACATTACTAGTTTCTGAAATTTCTTCTACAATTCCAGAACAATTTAAAAACTGATTGATATTTTTATCTGTATATGTTATAGTGTTATTTCCAGATTTAATAGTTCCGGAAGGGTCAAACCCAATCGTTGAATCGACAGATATAACTTTAGAATCAATAAGAACTTTTTCTAAACACTTTGTGTTTGGTGTAATCTTAAAAGTACCTTCAATTGTATTGGAATCATCATATCCAACAAAAAGATAAATTTTAAAGTATTGAATATTTTTTCTAGTAAATGGTTCAATAGCAGAAATAGAAGCTTTTGTTGCAGTATCGTCAGTTTTGAATAAAGTTTGTCCAACAAGTTTGCTAGGATCTCCAGAAATTGCTTCTGCAACGGCAATCTCTCTTCTAAGAAACTGTGCATCTGATGGCTTTAAAAGATACTCCTCAAGATTAATTACCTTTGGAGTTTCTCCAAAAAGAACATTAAACAGAATTTTGAATGATTCATTAGTTCCTTTTGACTCATAAAAAGATCTTGCTTCTTTTATAAAATTACCGACATTTAATTGTGAGTCAAATTCTCTATCTTCAAATCCTGGAGTAAAAGTATACTTAATTTTTTTATAAAATTCTTTTAGGAATAAAGAACTTAGATTTTCAACACTAGATCCACTAGAATGCTCTGCGGCATTGGATTGAGTAAAAACTAACTCTTCACCGTTTAATTCGTGGTGGTAATTGGTAACTCCACTAAATCCACGAACACATCCGGTAAATGAATGTGCTGTTGATCCAGTGTATGTAATAATCTCATCATCAATTTTAAAGAGACCATACTTATTTGGGAATCCCTTGGTGCTTGATACATTAATTGTAGTAGCACTAGAAGTACAAGATTGTGTAGTAGCAGTACTATCAACAATTACTTCTGGTGTTAAATTGTCAACTTTTAAATACTGATCTAAATTTTCTGCAATATCAATAGGTCCACCTTGATATTCTTGAGAAATATAGTATTGCTTTAAAAAGTCAACTGCCTTTGGACTTTCGTCCAAGACAAATTCTGGAACTTGGTTTAAGACTATATCTTGAATCTTTACTCTAGATTCAAATCCAGTTTGTATCATATTACTCTCTGATTAAATTCCCGTTTGAGTAGCTAGATGTATAAAAATCTCTGGTAAATACTGTTCCAGAAATTTCATCTCCCGATGTAATAACATCCTTTATCATATTTATTTTGCTTTTTGAGATATCTAATTCTAAGTAGAGGTCTCTAAGTCCCACAACATCATTAGATTCTGGAAATGCTTGGATTTCTACAATATTATTTGGTTTTTCTGTTGATATGATATTTACTGTTGATAGACTTATTTCCCCCTTCACATAATCAACAGTTCCTGCTGATTTACTAATAACTCTTACAGTTCCATCATCTAAAGGTTTAACAATAGATAAGATTCCAGTTTTCTTGTCATTATTTGGCACATCAGTAAGATAAACTGTCCCACTATTATTAGAAATTGTAAATCCAGTAGATTTAATATTAAATCCACTTTGATTCACATGGAACTGATTTCCAAAACATAATTCATACTGTGCAAATTGATTTGGCAATGCAACCAGATTTCTTCTAATTGTAACTCTAGTAATGTTAGAAGAAATTGCAGTGTCTGTGTTATCAATAGTTTTGAGAACTTTACTGTATCTAAATCTACCACCAAACTTGTTAAGTTCTAATGAATTTGAATAACTTGTCAGTGAATTAGAAATTTGAGATTTTAGTGTATCTGCAGTAGATACTTGTGAATCATTGTAATAAACAAATGAATCCAATTCAACATAAAGAATTTTAAGATCAACTATTGTTTGATTGATTCCAGAAACAGAATACTGCTTTAATTGTGAAAGAATTCTGCTTTTATTGAAATCAGATACAAAGTTTCCATTTTTAGGTTTAATTGATATTTGAACAGTTCCAAATTGTGGGGGATCTAATTCTTCACCACCAACAACAGAAACAGATTCTGTATCTGGATATATCTTCTTGATAATTGACTCATAATCACGTCCTGTAACTGCTCTGTTTTGTGCAGAGTATATTCTAGGTGCAAAGTACTTGATAGAGTCTATAGGCTCGATCTCAGCACCATTCTGTGCAGAGGATTGAGTTGTTACTGTGAATGGTTGTAATGTGAGAGGAGATCCAATGTCATTTTGAATTGATCCTGCAAATGAAAATACCGAAGGTCCATTACCTGCAATACCATCAGTTACAATATAATTGATAGTGATAATACTACCATCCTCTATTTTTTTGCCAATTAAACCATCACCAAATAAAAGTTCATACTTTTCATCTTGAACTTCTTGTAAAAGATATATTAATGATGTTCCATCTACATTAATAATATCTTCAACTAACTTATACTCAAGACCTAGTTCAGACTCATTATCACTAACGTATACTCTAATTGTAGAGGTATCAATAAATGGATTATCTAAAATAAATCTTTGATCTAATGATCCATCAAAAACAAATTGTTTGGTTAAATACGTTCCTTGAAATATTTCTACATTACTAAATGTTGCTCTACGAGCATTTACATTTGCACCACCTTCATTAATAAAATCTATATTTTCTGTTGGTTGCTGTATATCCTCTACAATCGAAAACACATATGATGAACTATTTGAATTTCCAACACAAACAAGACCCGACTTTAAATTCATTGTCGGTGTTTCTGTATTATAAACATCAACAGTAAATGATACTGTTGCCTTTGCTGCTGATCTTGATCTAGGAACATATCCAATGTTTCTTGCCAATGATACAACATTCTCTCTCAATGTCGCAGAGTCTAAGAAAGACTCATTGACAATCATGTTTGAGTTGAATGCAGTAATATAAGTGTTATATGCAAGAGTGTCAATCAATACAGAAAAATTAGACCCCTCAAAGTCAAATCCTGTAAAGTCAGAATTTGCTCTGAGGTAGTCTTTAATCGATTCTTTTATCTGATCGAAATCTAGATTAGTATATTTTGTAAAAGGCATATTATCTTGTTGCCTCTAATAGAAACGAATATTCTTGTGTTGGAAACTCTTGTCCAATAATATCAAAGATTACAGTCACATTAAAAGCATTTTGATCTGGTCTTGGTTGAACTTCTACTTGAAGATTATCAACCCTTGGCTCAAAATTTTCGATTGATATTTGAATTTGATCACTAATAACTGAGGCAGTACCAAAGTCTACGAATTCAAACAAACTTCCCCTCACATCAGATCCAAATATAGGATTAAAAAACTTTTCGGTAGGGATAGTTTGAACAATATTCCTTACAGATCTTCTGATTGCTGCCTCATTTTTAAGTGCAGAAATATCTTTTGTCACAGGATGGGGCACAAAAGACAAACTAATGTCCTTAAATGCCCGTGATATCCTCTGAATTGCCATTTTGACTAGAGTTTTCTGAATTTATTTATACCTCTATCCGTAGATTGGTTCTGTACCATACTCCCAATCATCATAATCTTCGTCATTACGAATTTTTTCATGCAATTCTGCCTGTTTTTTCAAATCATGACGTTTTCCTTTGTCGTACATGACCTCAGAAAGTACTCTTTCTTCGGGATCATTCGTTTTTTGTGGCATTGACCAGTAGTCTGTTGTTAAACTTGATGTTCCCCACATAGACCTCATGTAATCTTTATCTCTATCGACGGGTGAGTTGCCCATTTTGACTCCTGATTAGTGAAAATCAGAACTTTTTGAGGGGTTGCTATCCCTTGAATATTTATTTTATCCAAAAACCTTTGCGAAGATAGTCAAAATCTTCTATATATTGATATTTTGTGTCAAAATTTACATCGTTTTTATCCCATACAGGTATTGCTTCTGTATTATTATATCGAAAATCTGGATTTTGTCGAAAATGTACTTCAATGAGTTTATTTCCTATAAATTCGCAGTTGATCCAATCATAATTACCAATCAAATCATTTAAAATTGAAGGAAAAATAACCTTATAATCAATTTTTTCCCATTTTTTCCATTTATATAAAGGATCATAAGAATTACGAGTTCCTAATACCACTAATTTTGATTCTTTTTGATAAAAATCAACACTAATATGATCCCCCTCAAAAATTTCACACCAAAACTCTGATGGATGATATAAATCAGTGCCCTTATAGATATACTCAATACGAGAAAAACGTCCCATACCAAGTAGATTCATAGAAGGACGCACAACATAAAAGTCGGACTTAGGTACATCAGTCCCAACAGGACCACATGTATAACCTAACTTCCGACTTAAAATTAACTTATTGTAAACCCAAAGGTCATCAGTGTGAATTTGATTCCATTCCTGATTTCCTTCTAGATACATTATTTTTTCTTTTTGCGTTTAGCACATTTTTTAGGAGACAAAACGTTTTTACAACGTTTATCAGGTCTTGATTTGCCTCCTTTATGTATCCAACGTCCCATTATCGTCCTTGACCCCGATACATCTTACGCTTCCCATTACGAGATGTAGCTGCATACTTCGTGTGCTTACCACTTCCTTGACGAGTTTTTTTGGGTTTCCCAGGCATAAACCCGTCTTTGACTAATCCAACCTTTGAACGTACTGCCATAATAACTCCTTAAATCTTAATAATCTTAGTTTCTAAATCTTGTGGTCTTGGAGAACCTTTCTGATAATACTCTATCGAAAGGTCCTCCATAATATCAAAGTATTCCTCCTGAGTCAATCCCTTATACAGAACTTTTCCTTTCTGGAGAATTGTATACTTTTCGTCAGACATCAAATCACTCTTGTCTTTTCGTGACCAACGCGTATACGAGGATCACACCAAATCTCAAAGCCTGCTTCCTTTGCATCCAGACAGAAACTTACATCCTCTCCACACATGTCCTGAACTTCCCCAGACTCAAAGACTTGCATCTTTGGTGCAAACCATGGATACTTCATCTCCTCGTGCTCAAAGACTCCGTACTTGATCAACAACCATCCAAATCCTGCATAATCAACAGTAAATGGCTTGCGACGTTTGCCGATACTCTCAAGTGTTTCATGATTCATTACACCACCATTGTTACGGAAATCATCCTCTTCCATCCAGTGTGCAACACTCGTCGTGCGACCGTCTTCTGTACAATACCATCCACTTGCAATATCAACATCCATCAGAACCAATTGATAGAACTTCTCAGTGCTGAACACAATGTCACTATCAATCCACAACTGATAATCATATTGCAACTTTCCATCCCAGGGAACTTGATCCGGTCCTCGCAGTACATTCGCACCTAAACATTTGCATCTTGCAAAGTTTACCATCGATGAATAGTCTTGCGAAATCTGGATGCTTGCCCCTGCTTGTACAAGATCAAAACAAAGTTGTACAAAATTTTTCAGATACGTATAAGAAACTCCTCTACCAGGTAGACAAAAGACAATGGCCTTGCCTTTTACCATTTCCTTTGCTTTCTCATAGTCCCATTCTTGCTTGCTCTGAGACGCTTGTGGTGCCTTTGCTTTAACAGTAAATCCTTTAGCCATAATAGTAAGTAACTACATCAAGTATCATAACACTCTATCTATACAAAGTCAATTACTCAAGATCTCGAATAATAATGCAGTCGTTCTCAACCTCGATGTTTACTTCGACTCCCTCGTACCACCCCTTCTCATCACAAATCCATTCAGGAATTGTGATGTAATGCTCTCCCGATACTGGATCGATCTCTATGGTCGTAAAATTTTCCTGGGGATTTTTTTGCATATTTCTGAATCCTGTTGCCATGTTTTTATATATGAAAAAATTTTTTTATATGAGAGGATCTTTGAGTCTTATTTTAAATTTCTTTGAGTCTTATTTTAAATTTCTTTGAGTCTTATTTTAAATTTCTTTGAGTCTTATATTTAAAGGTC